AGCGAGCGCGGCTGCTGCCCGAAGTGCGGGAAGCCGTGGGGGAGGGTGGTGGAACCAACGGAATCTTACAAAGAAAAATTAGGCAAGGGCTCTATTTACAGATATGTAAAGGATGGCCCTGTTGGATTTGGAATTCAAACAAAAAAGGATTATAATCCCTCTGTCGTTCCTTCTTATCAAACTCTCGGCTGGAAACCCACCTGCTCCTGCGGATTTTATACTTGCAAAACTTGCTCTACTGTGCTAGAATACTCAGAAAAAAATGGGAGGTCTAGCACAAATGACAGCAAAAGGAGTAACAAAATATCCGAAGGTCAAGAAAGTCTGCGAGTGGTGTCACAAGAGCTTTCTAATAGTTCAACACAGGTCAACAAACCGGCGATTCTGCAACAGAAAATGTATGGCCAGATGGGTGGCGGCGACGAGAAAGTCTACGAAGGGTTACTGTATCACAGCGAAAGGATACAAGCTGCTTTACAAGCCAGGACATCCAACGGCCAGCAAAGCGGGATACATTGCGGAACACAGGATTGTAATGGAGGAACACCTCGGCAGACTGCTTACCAAGAACGAGATAGTTCATCATTTGGACGGGAACAAACAGAACAATGTGATCGAGAATCTTCAGTTGATGGAGAAGAGACACCACGATGCTCAAACTCTGAAGGGGCGGAAATATATGGTGACTTGTCCTTATTGCGGAAAAAGTTTCAGAACAAAGACAAATGCCCATTATGTCAAGGACAAATGACGTATAAGCCATTTGATTCAGTGCCTTGCACAGTTATGGATATTTTTCTAGGTGCTGGAACCGTGGGCCTTGTGGCTGAGAAGCTAACCCGCAAGTGGATAGGGATAGAGCTTAACCCCGATTATTGCGAAATGGCAAAAGCCCGGATACGTAAGAAGGCGTGGAACGTGGAAGATGGACATGAGAATTGGATTCAGGCTGCCTTATTTTAGTGTTGTCAAGAGCAAACAATGAACATTAGGAGGCAAGGAATGAACAACAGGCGATAACGGACGGGAAGTACCTGAAAATCGGTGAGATAATAACCCCATCGAGAGATCAACCTTTTGATGGGGTTTTTATGTGAGGAATCCACTCCGGTTTTTATGGAAACGCAGCGTTTCTGACCCATATCATTGGATCACTCGCCTAGTATCGAGCCTTTCATCCTCTGGGCAGGCTGTTTCAGCCGATGCCTCCTTGAGGGTTTCTGCCGTGTATGCGTGCGTCTCTCTTCTCTCCGAAACGGTCGCCTCCCTTCCTCTGATGCTCTATGAGCGCCAGGGAGAGGGAAAGCGACCAGCCACCGATCACCCGCTTTTCTCAATCTTGCATGATCAACCCAATGACTACATGACGGCCTATGACTTTCGGGAGTGCCAGGTTTCAAATATCAAGCTCCGGGGTAACTCCTATGCACTGAAAGTTCCAGAAGGCAGATCAATGAAGCTGATCCCTCTCTCCTCGATGCGTATGTCAGTCGTCCGGGAGAACGGCGCTATTTTCTATGATTATCAGCATGAAGATGGGCCACAGGAACGATTCTCGGCGGACCGGATCTGGCATGTGAAGAATTGGCCGATTTCGTCGGCTTACACGGGCGAGGCACCTGAAGGACTGGTGGGGCTTTCAACTATTTCGGCGGCAAAGGATGTTATCGGCCTGAGCCCCGCGGCTGATCAGTATGGGGCCAGAGATTTTGCGAACAATGCTACCGTGGGACTCAACTTTCAATATCCAGGCAAACTGACCGCCAATGCTAAAACGTACCTGAAGGAGTCCTTGGCTGAGTTTGCCAAGATGGAGAACAAGTTTAAAACGATCATCACGGAGGAGGGCGGCAAGATTGAATCCATGGGGATCTCGAACGAGGATAGCCAGTTTTTGGAAAGCCGACAGTTCCAGATCGAAGAGGTCTGCCGAATGTTCAGGGTGTATCCTATTCTGATCGGGCACCCGACAAACACCATGACCTATGCGAGCGCAGAGCAGCTTTTCCTCTCCTTCGGGAAATTTACGATCCTGCCGATCTGCAGACGTATTGAGCAGTCGGCCAACATGAACCTTTTGAGGGAGGATGAGCGAAGGCAGTTTTTCTTTGAGCACAACCTGGACGGGCTGCTTCGGGCGGATACACAGACGCGATATACCGTTTACAGCCAAGCCAGGCAGTGGGGGATCATGAACGTGGATGAGATCCGGGCGCTTGAGAATATGAACCCATTACCGGAGAAAAAGGGACAGATTTACTTGCAGCCCATGAACATGATTGAGGCAGGGAGCAAGGAAACCAATAAGCTGGAACCTGGCGTTAAACCGAAGCCAGGGAACGGCAAGATTGCATGGGAAGGAGAGGAGGGTCAAGATGCCGTTACCCAAACCCAGTAAGGGCGAGACTCAGGATGCTTTCATTGAGAGATGTATGGGCAGTAAAACGATGAAAGATGAATACCCGGACAACGATCAGCGGCTGGCGGTTTGCTTTAGCCAGTGGAAGAACAAGAAATCAGAGTCGGGCGCTATCGAGCAGCGCACCTTCAATGCCCAAATAGGTATAGAGGGTCGGGGGGATGGGAAAACGCCTAAGATTGTGGGGCATGCCGCGGTTTTTGACGTTATCGGAGAGGGAGGCTGGTTCCGTGAGAAAGTCGCTCCTGGGGCCTTCGCCAATACGATCAAAGAGGATGATGTGCGGGCGCTGTTCAACCACAATCCAGACTTTGTTATTGGCCGGAACCGGGCGGGCACTCTCCGTATGAAGGAGGATGAAAAGGGGCTGGCTATTGAGATCGATCCGCCCGAGACTCAGTTCGCGCGCGATCTGATGATTTCCATTGGCCGGGGTGACATTAGCCAGATGAGTTTCGGGTTTGAAATTCTCAAGGAGGAGCGCCAGGCCGGCGAAGGTAAGGACCTTGATCTGTTTACACTCAGGGAGGTGCGATTGTGGGATGTCTCGCCGGTGACGTACCCTTTTTACAAGCAGACCGACGTAAGTGTTCACTCTAGACAGGCGTGGTCCGATGCTCTCAAGTCGACAAGAGACTTCAAAGCAAAGGGCTGGCGGGTTAGCCTGAACAAACGCAAATTTCGATTGATTGAAAGGAGGATTTCGAGATGACAGAAAAAATGAAACAATTGAGAGCTCAGATTGAGGACAATCTGGCAAAGCTGCGGTCTATGCTGGACCTCGCAACGACCGAGAAGCGAGACATGACTGATGAAGAGGTCGTCGCTTACGATGCCCTGGAAGCTGCAACCGACAAGCTCCAGAAGGAACTTGAGCGGGAGGAGAAACAGGCTATCCGGGAAGGGCAGGCACAGGCAAGGAAGGATCAGGTCCACCTGGCCGACTTCAACTCCAAGAAAGCTGTGCCCCCGAAGGAGTTCCGAAACCTGGGCGAGTTCATTTACACGGTCGCCTTTAACAGGGGCGATCCCAGGTTGCCCGACCTTTACCATGCGTATAGCGCGGAAACCAGGGCCCAGACGATGGGAACGGGCAGCGAGGGTGGATTTAATGTGCCTGAGCAGTTCATGCCGCAACTGCTTGCCGCGACTCCGCAGGGGTCGATTGTTAGACCAAGGGCACGAGTTATCCCTGCTGGGGATCCTCCCGATGCCAAGATCACCATGCCAGCGCTCGACCAGACCGTAGCGGCCAATATGTACGGCGGAGTTACCGTGACGACCGTGGCGGAAGCTGCATCCAAAACTGAAACCTCAGCCAAGTTTCGGGAAGTTTCGCTGGAGCCGGCGGAAATTGCAGGCTGGATTAGGGTATCTGACAAGCTGCTCCGAAACTGGGGGGCTGCCTCCGTGACCCTCGCCGGCCTGCTCCGGGGTGCCATGATCGCCTGGGAGGATTATCGCTTCCTGCGAGGGACGGGCATGGCCGAGCCCCTCGGTATCATCAACTGCACGGCCAAGCTCAATCAGGTGCGCGGCACGGCCAACTCGGTTGTATGGAATGACATTCGCAATATGTACGGGAAGGTGAAATTCGGCGGGTCCCTCGTTTGGATCGCTTCTCAAACGGTTCTTCCGGCCCTCATGAATATCTCCGATGCTGGAAGCAACAACCTTTTCGTGACGGCCTTTCAGGGTGCTTCAGGGGCGGTCCCGGCGACCTTACTAGGCATTCCTATCGTTTTCGCAGATCGGTTGCCGGCAGTGGGAACAGAGGGAGACCTGATCCTTGCAGACCTTCAGTATTATCTGATTAAGGACGGAAGCGGGCCTTTCATTGACGCTTCCCCGCACGTCTATTTTACGAACGATCAGACGGTTATTCGGATTACCTGGAACGTTGACGGTCGTCCATGGCTTACTCAGGCCCTGCAGCTTGAGGGATCGTCTAGCAATTCCGTCAGCCCCTTTGTGGTGCTGAAGTAAATTTCGAAAGATAGGAGGTAAAAAACCATGACAGCATTTGCGAGTGAACGATTTGCGATGATCCCGATTGCCCTGAACACTAGCACTACGACCGAGGTCAAGGGCAAGGGGGTTTCCCTGAAAGGAGTCAAACGGGTTACGGTTATGTGCGGCTATGAGTGCGACCTGAATGTACTCGATTCAGCCGCGCATGCGGAATCTTCATTGGCCAATTCAGCCACATTTGCCGTTTACGCCGGGAAAGTGACTCAGGGAGCGGCCAGTTTTTCGGCCTTGGCCAGCGCCACTTGTGTCGTTGGCATGACTACGGTAGGCCAGGTCCGAAATGCCGAATCAATACAGATTCAGGTGGTTGGCTCATGGGCCACGGGTAGCGAGTTCACTATCAGCTACGGGCCGACGACAAAGACCTTTACTTTGCAGACCAATGCGAGCGCATCAGATGGCCAGTTGAGTGCCTCGGATGCCACTGGGTTTGCGAATGCGCTTGGAAGCGCCATCAAAGACTGGTTTCCGAACCTTGAACTTGTGGAAGGGACCACGGTCGGCTCTGGTGACACGAAAGCTTGGACGGGCATCCTGAAGGAGAGGATTCCCGGACAGGCCACGTTGTCTGCCAATGTGAGCGCGGGTGCTCAAGCGGTTTCTACTTCATGTATCGGAAATGTGAATGTTCACAGATCGGTCGGTGTGATCGAGTTCACTCCCGAGCAGGTAGTGGCGACCAATGCGAGCTATACGCAGTTCACGGTCGGGATTGATGCGTCAGTGACGGTCTCAAAGAGTTACGCCGTGGCAATTCTCGAAATGAAAGACGGGCCGGTTCAGAGCCAAATTCGTGAGGTCATCTAACTAATAGGAAAGGGGGAACATCGATGGCAAAGGCGACAAGACAGAAACCTCAAGCAGAACTGCCCACCATGAAGATCGCTATCGTGGGGTGTTCAGATACAAAACACCTGGCACCCTACGATGATCTTTCGTGGGATATATGGGCAATGAATAATTCCTTCGTCCATACCAAGCGACAGAACCTCTGGTTTGAAATCCATTCCATTAAGTTCGACAAGGGGCACTATCTCAGGCGTGATCTTATCCGGCCTGGGGTATTCCGATGGAGCCCGGAGTTTCGCGGTGTCAGTGTGGATGAATACATGAAGATGCTGGCCGATCTTGATGTGCCGACTCTCATGCAGAAGCATTGGGATTGCATCCCCAAGAGCGAAGCCTATCCCCTAGCTGATATTGTCAAAACGTTCGGGAACTACTTTACAAACTCGGTTTCTTTTATGATTGCCTTAGCTATCAAGCGGATCGTGGAGGCCAAGAACGCTGGAACGATAGGGCGCGGCGAGATCGGGTGTTGGGGGGTAGACATGGCGACGAATACGGAATATGGCCCGCAAAGACCGAGCTGTGAATTTTTCCTGGGTATCGCAGCGGGCTTGCAGATCGCTATTACGATCCCCCCAGAGGCTGACCTTCTCAAGACCCGGTTCATGTATGGCTTCCAGGAAAGAGAAGCTCAAGCCTGGGAAGAGAAGATGCTCTCCATGATGAACGCCATGCAGGGGCGCAAAGCGGCAGCCGAAGCCAAGCGGAACAAGATGGACACCCAAGTGCTCCAATACACGGGAGCCATAGAAGCTATTCGGGAAGTACAACGGATATGGAGCAACCTGGGCGACACGAACATTTGGAGGGGTCCCGATGGCCAGCTTCATGACAAGTCGAAGATTTCTGGACAATAACGGGCGCTGGCACAAAGATGGCGAACTTCTTGAACTGGGACTGGTAGAGGCGGAAATTTATCTCTCCAGGGGAGTGATTAGGGCCTACCAGACCCAGATGGTATTACCGCCCGAGACCCGGGCGGGTAGGAGACGAAAAAATGCCCTCCCTGCGAATAGTTACTGAAGCGACGGGCGAGCCGATAACGGTCGATGATTTGAAGCTTCACTTAGGCCTGGATTCGACCTTCGGGAGCATGGACAATTGGTTCAACTCGAATATCACGGCAGCCAGGAAGGAAGCAGAGAATCGGATCGGGCGGGCCGTTATGCCTCAGACATTTAAGCTTTTCCTGGATGACTTCTCAACCTCAATGATTCTGCCAGTGGCTCCTCTCAGCACGGCCTCGGGCGATGTGGTTATCACCTTTCTTGACTCGGTAAGCGGAGATTCAACCACTCTTGGATCTTCCGTTTATCGAGTGGATAGTGACTCCGAGCCGGGAAGGATCATTTTGGATTACGAGCAGGAATGGCCGGAGGTTTATCCGGTTCGGAACGCCGTTCAAGTGCAATTTGTCGCGGGCTACAAACTGAATACGGCTGTAACTCCGGCAACGAATACCTGCCCGGAAGCGATCAAGACCTGGCTCAAGATGCGGGTTGCCTCGCTCTATGAAAACAGGGAGGCGTTTAACGTGCGGGGGGTCCAAAGTCAACCAGGACAGTTTGTCGACGGCTTGCTAGATTCTTATAAGTTGTTTGAGGTCGATCCATGATGGCGGGACATCTCAGGTTTCAGGTGAGCATTCAAAAGCCGACTCCAACGTTGAATAACTTGAATGAGCCTGAGATCACCTGGACGGATGTCTCAACCGGAGTGTGGGCTTCCATCGAGCCTCTGCGCGGGCGCGAGTATTTCGCGGCGAAACAGGTCAACGCTGAGATCGATGCCCGGATCACGATGCGTTATCGGGCGGGAGTGCAAACGGATTATCGGATTCTCCATGGGTCGAATGAGTATTACATCGTTTCCATTATCAATGTTGAGGAGCGGAACCGGGAACTGCAGCTGATGTGCACCCGGTCAATCCTATGATCGATCTGGTTGTGAAAGTCAAAGGTCTGGATGAAGTCAAACGAGGGCTGGAAAGTCTGCCGGACAAGATCGCTCGTGGCGTACTCCGCAAAGGGACTCTTGCTGGCGCCAAGTTGATTCGGGATCGGGTCAAGATTGCGGCTCCCATTAGGAGAGAGGGACGACTCTACAAGAAAACCGGCAGAAATCTGGCATCAAAAGGTATGCTGGCCGAGATGCGAGCGCCCGGATACCTGAGAAGCCATATCGGGGCGAAGTACAGACGGCAAGTATCAACGAAATTTACGGCCCGCTACGGAGTAAGACCTATCGGTCCGGCTTTCTACGGGTTTTTTGTTGAGGGTGGGCACAAGATCGGGAAAAGACCCTCTCGTTCAATCAAACGGATCAGGGGAGACGCACGGGGATCTATCCCAGCGCATCCGTTTATGGCTCCGGTTCTCAGGAATGCGACAAGCGAAACGATTGAAGCAATGAAAAAGGTTTTCATCCGAGGCGTTCTAAAGGTGTGGACCGATACAGGGTTTCAGGGGTCCGCTCGCCCATGAGACGTGATCCCCCGAAGGATGTTCGTCGCCCTTCATCCTTTCTCCTAATCACGCAGTAATGGGCGAGTCCCTAAAAAGAGGCAGGGAATGATTGAGACTAAGATCGTGACGGCATTGACGGCGGATACCTCAATCCTGGCCGTAGCGAGCAACCGGCTCTACCCGGATGTCATGCCTCAGAATCCCACTATGCCGGCGATTACCTATGAGCGAGAATCTTGCCAGAGGATCAATTCACTGGGCGGGTACGGGGGCCTTGAGAATCCGCACATCATTATCTGCAGCTGGGCGACCAGGAAGGATGATGCAGGAGATCTGGCGGACAAAGTTTTTGACGCCATGAACAAGGCAAATACTTTCCATGCCCTGATGATTAATGATTTTGGGGGATATGATGTTGATGCGGGCCTGTATGTTTTCTCGCAGACCTATTCTTGTTGGAATCTAACGTGAGGGAGGTGGTTCTATATGGCAAGGGAAG